ACTACAAACTCAACCATCGAACCAAAGTCCACCGAGCGCATAGCATACTGAAACGATACTCCATATTCTTTTGCGAAATTTTTCACCATAAGTAAGTCATTGTACCCTGTAAGCCTTCGGGCGTTTGCCAATTTAGCAACATGCTTTTTAGTTTGCGCCTTTGGCTGGTCAGGATTTGGCGCAAGCCTTGTAAAAAACTTGTCCCACTCTTTGACGCACGCCTCACAATAAAAAAACCTGCGCCATAGACCTCCCACGCTGGCATCGCCTTAATCTTTTCGCGTAAGATCATCGCAGACTTGTAATTAAACTCGCTCACACCGTCATAGGCGGGCTGGAGATACAGTGCAAGCGCAAGACTAAGTGACTGCTCGACATACTTAGTACGCTCAGTTGATTGCCGTACCCGAATATTTGGACCAATCGCAAACGGCCTTATACTCTGCTCCACGTCAATCGTAACATTATCAATCACCAATTGCTTTGGAACTTCTTTAGAGTAAGCCCACAGGTGTCCGATAATATCCTTGAGTGCGAGCCAAATTTTCATTTCTGACTCCTTGTCGGCTGGTTTTCCACCTTCTGGCCACGGCGCGCCCGCGATGATGTATAGGAATTTTAAATAGTTACGCTCAGTTGGATCTTTTTCAAGATCATCCTGCCAAAGTGTAAACACATCTTCAAGGTTACCAAGCGTAAACTCCTTAGGCGTGGTTGGATGCGTGTACCAAATTTCATTTAGCCTTACTCGTTCCATACTTGTAAAGCTAATTTCCATCCATACTCACCAACCTTGTAATACAGCGCCAGGAGAAAACCTATGAGCCCGATTGCAACGAATGACGCTGCCCATAAGATAGCTATCCACCCCACTGTGAATAGCCCCGAAAGCCATTTTGAAAATATTTTTTGCATGTGTGTGTTGTTTTCAAAGTCCTAGTCTGTTCTGTAGTGACGGTGCACTAAACTCCCATACGTCATCTCCATCTTCATCAACCCATTCGTCCTCACGCGACTGCATAAAGCCATAAAATGTATTTACATGCGAGCCGCATGCATTCCATCCTACCCAGCCTGAATTTATTGAGTTAATGGTGCCGATCAGCCTTACAAAATCATTCCACGCCTGTACGCGAAATTCTTCAATATCAACATTCACGCTCACATCGGATCCGCTTGTAGACTGTGGTGGTAAATTCTGCACCATCCCATTTACAAACTTGTACGTACCCTGTTGCATCCACAGCGAATAAATATACGGCTTCAGAAAAGGTACAAGGCCGCCATACTTGTACAACTTTTCATTGTACTCGTACTCGGCCCCGTCCCTTAGTTCAGAATATCTTTCGGGCAATGCAACAGGATCCACTTCAAGCACCGATTCTGCAATCGCAGCAAGGAATAATTTGTACAACCCATATCCAAGCAGCTTAATAAGGACCTTCTCCTCCTCTGCCTCAATGAACGCACCAAACTCTGGTGATTCATTTTGATTTGGAACCCTGTATGGCCTGTCCTTAAAATCTTCTGGCACTACAAACATTGCATTTCATTTTGTGGATGGAGACAGGTATCAGCCATCTCCATCCTGTTAATCAATTTCGGAACATCTTCCCCGACAGCGTCCCCGCCATCGTACCCGTTCCCGTCCAACTAATCCTATACCACGGATATGGACTGCCCGCCAATCGCCAGGTAAAGATTTGCGAAGCTACATCCGTTGCTGTCGCTGTCGTTACTGACGTCTGTGTGTCATTCGTGCCAATGGCTTTGTAGTTAGTACCATCAACACTGCCCATAATGGTAATCGTACCGGCAACCGTTCCAGAAATCTTCGTAGCAATTACGGTCAGTACCGTAGAATTACAAAGCTTCGGACCGAGCGGCTGCGTCAACTTAATCTGCACAAAGCCTGTACCGGCATTCGTTACAGTATCAGTCAACAGATTCGTGCCAAGCTGGTTGTACAGCGTAGCAACCTGCGCAAAACTCACCAACGTGGAGAGCATTACGATAAGCAAAATTCCAAACTTTTTCATTTTCAAATTAATTTTTCGTTTAACGTTTTCAATTCAATTTACTTCGCTGCTCCTTATGGTGCAGTAATCAGAGCAAGCGCGCTGGTAAAGTCACCAGAAATAAACGCAGCCGCATGATTCGTTTTGATGTAAGGCGCAAAGCGTGTCTCACCAAGAACCGTTACGAGGTTCTTAGTAAAGTCATCTGCATCGAGACCAATATCAATCGCCAATTCTTCACGCATACGCACGTTCAGCTTTGTGAAATCACCGACAGTAAAGTTATCTACCGTCTGACCAGGATTTTCCAATACCTGGGCGCCACTGATTACCATTCCACCTGCCGACTTGAACGGAGGTAGCACGTACTGACCAAAGTTGTCCTTGGTCAATTCCATCTTCGCTACATCAGTCGGGTGCATCAACACATAATTTGGAACGAAGTTCGCAACTACACTTTGATTGATTGCAACTCGGATAACGTCATAGAAGTTAGCCGAGGAAACTTGTGAACCACCAGTAAAGCCACTTCCATCGAAAGCAGTATCACCAGCAAGCACCGCAGTTAATAGTCCAGCATCAGCAGAAAGAAGAATACGAATACGCAGTTCAGTATCGATTTCATTGCTCAGTCCAGGCAAATCGCTCAACGACTCTTTCGAGGTCTTGATAAATGCCGTGTACTTGACGACCTGTTTGGATTTCTCCACCCAGTCGAAATCGATCTTGTTCTTTGCCACTCCTTCAGCAGTCGTGCCTTCCACACCATCCGGATTGGCTTCCTCTGCCCACATTGCGTACATGGTGTTGATTGGAGTAACATTCGCGATATTCAAAATCCATGGTGCGCGCCGCTGAATATGAGTAAGGCCCGGCTCGAATGATGCCAATTCCCAAGGTATTGCACCGCCTGTCGTCGGCGTTACGTTACCCGTTCCCATATTAGCAACGACCTTATGGATCATTGACTTGAACTCTGCAAGCTGGTGATTACCTTTTGTGTACTTGAAATCCTTCAAGCCACCTTTCACCAATGCTTCGATCGCAAGTTGTCCAATAGATTTACGTTGATCCAGGAACACCTGGTTACCATCGCGCATCTTTGAAACATTCTCTTGCATCTCCTCAAACTGCTTCTGCATCTTTGCAAAAGTCTCGCGCACTTCTTTTACTGCCTCGCCAATTTTCTCGGCTTTCATCGTCGCATGATCTTTCTGCAGTTCCTCCAAAATATCCGAAACCTTTTTAATCTCGGCTTTGTCGGCTTTCTCACCAAGCTTACTGCCAAAGTCCTCTGTGACCTTGACCGCCCTCTCAATGTCTTTCACCAACTTATCTTCGTCGATTTCCATTTTTAAATTGTTTTTAGTTGTTTATTCCACTTACCTACGGCTGCGGCAATGCGAGTGAAATCCTTCGGCGCGCTTGGCTGTATGGTGAATTTCTCCGGCGATACAGCTTTATGTCCCAACGTAGGTGTTAATTCATTTGATCCAAGTAGTACAGCAGATACCTCAAGTAACTTTGCTTCGCTTACTGCAAAGAAAAATCCTTGGTCCTCCACCTTCGCACGATTACCAATCTTTGCAATGTGCTGCTGATACACTTTATATTCATTCGGGTAGTTCGTTTCATCGTTTACTGCAAGTTCGATACGGGTGTATTGCATACCGACTGAGTGCTGATCAATCTCGTCATTCAGATATTCATTATACACTTTCTCATTGTAGGCGCTTAGCACTTCACTCTCCATAAACAATGCTTGTGTCATTCCGGTTTTTCCCAGCCCCAGCTCTCGCCAGGAAATTGCTTTTTCTTCAAAGCCTATCGGGCGCCCCACTTTTCCATCCAACATTTGCACGTGGTCATGGAGATGCCGTATGCGTTTATTCTCGCTGATCGATTTGGCAAAAACATTTTCAAGGTGGACGTCGTCATGTGAATCCATCCACAAATATGTATTGGCAATGATCGTGCGCACCAACTTACCCTCCTCTGTGTTGTCCTCGTAGCGGTACTTCGCCTTGTCAACCGTATTACCGGACAGCTTCAACTTTGTAGCAATGGAAATAACCTCACAAGGATCAGATGTTTTAATTACTGACCGCTTCGCAGTAATCAATTCATCCTTGTTCTCCACAAGGTGCGCAAACAACTCTGCCTTACTTTTGAACTGTTTCATTGTTGGCTACTTGTTTTGTCTTTGTCTTTACCGCCGCTTTCAACTTAGACGTGTTTACCTTTTGCTTTGTCATACTGTTGGTGCTGGCTGAGGTGCCGGCTGTTTACTTATTACAAAATCTGTTTCGAGATATGCATTCGCATCATCAATACTTACACCCATAGCAACAAGTGCTTGGAAGTTTTTTATGGTAAGTGCCGCTGTATCTGCTTCAATTTTTTCCACCTCATTGCGTGTCTTTTCAAATACCTGCATGAATGGTAGGTGCGTCCACGAAATGCAAATATTTTTCCCTTCGGCTACGTAATTAAAATGCTTCTCGAATGAATCCATGAATTGCTCGCCCTTTGGACTGAGGCAGTAATCAACATGGGCTGCTCTGGCTTTCTCCTGGTTCTCGTATGTGGCTGAGGTATATGCTTCAAGTACGTCACGAGGTATTCCATACATAGTACCAATTAAAAAATAATCCGCCAAAAATGCCTCGTCAAGTTTCTGCTGCGAAAGATTTTCAATGAATCTGCGTATGTTAACTTGTGAGCGTACTGCCCATACACGTTTACCAAGATCGTCTACCTTTTCCTCAATATCTGTTTTCTCCTCCTCACTCATAGGAGTCTTACCAACCTCGCTTTGTGAACCGACAAGAAACTTACCAGTATAGCGAACGTTGATATTTTTTGCATCAAGCGCATGCTCAGAATTAGAAATTACTTTATATAACGCATCGACGCGAGACGGACTTTGTAACCAATTACCAATACCGTTCGTCAAATCAAAAGAGTTTACAAGCCTATCTGCTGGAAATTTAATCGTACTACCATCCTGATAACGATACGTGATATCCATCTTTCCCATCTCCTTCAATGTCTCACCCCCAAACAAAAGTTTGTCGGCATTTTTTTGAAACGCCTCTGGCCATACAATTTTATATGGTTCAAGAAAATACATTCGATTTTTATCGCTCACTACTTTCGAATCCACATAGCATCTCGCATTCCCCAGCACCATTGTCCAGAACATATAGTCCCAAAGAAACTGCGCCTGCCCTTGAAATAGATTTGGATTTGCAGCAAGCGTAAGAAATGGATCATCCTCGATTTCATTTCCATCCTTATCCTTCACCACTATCTTGCCCATCGAAAACAAATCACACTGTAATACTATGACTTTGAGAAATGCTGGGTTGGAAAATGCCATCGCTACTTTCTCCCAATCCTGCCCGTACTTGTTGAACTTAACTGCACCATACAATGCTGACCAGTTCATGGGGTAGCGGTCGTTGAAACGTTTCAGCCATTGAAAGCTGAGCAGATTACCGAATAAGCCCGACGGCAAAAAATTCACGCTGCGTCTAAAGTTTAGTAAAAGTAATACAATTTTTCATATTGCTTTGATTATGCCCTGCTGACGCAGGAATATGGCTAAATAGCGGGCAGGATCGCATAAATGATTGAACGCATCTACAGCCTCTTCGGTCTTCACACCATTCACCACTATCCACTCATACGCATCAAGTTCGTCCTCCAGATTCCTGCTCGACTCAGTGTACTTGACCTTAATCTTGTTCAATAAGTTAATTCCCTCAAGTATGGATCCAGGTCCCTTGGTTGCCGTTTGTGCCATATAATAACCACCTTCACGCAGTGCAACCACCTTCATAGCACGATTATCATCACAAATGATATTCCTACCCTTTTCAATCTTCAAACCATCAAAGATGTACTTCACCAACCCCTCCTCTACCTTATCCAGCTTGGCACGCTCCTCGAATGTCATGCGCTCGCGGATTTTTTCTTCACTCATATAGTTCAACTCGTGGAGATACAACGTACCATCATACCACTTACCTTCCAGTATTCCCCATGGATCGACCTCTCCCCAATCCACAGCCGCATACTTCTTTGTGGTGACTGCATCATACTCAAGGTTCGAAATCTTTTTCCAATTATTAAAAATGCGATTGGGCTTTTCTGCTTTCTCACCGAGACCATATACTTGCCAGTTAAACTTCGACGCAGATTGCTTGCGCTCATTCTCCAAACACCTGGACAGCTCACGCAAATATTTTTCCGCAAACCGCTTTGGGTTCTTAAGCATATCATACACATAACAATCACCAAGCTCCAGTTTGCCATCAAGTACGAGCGCACACATCTCCACTGGTTGGTAACCAAGAATTGCCAGGCGTTGCTCCTCTGGACAATATGCATTATCCCTGAACGTAGAATTAATTACTATCGTGCGCGGATCCTTTTCCAAATCATCCGCCCAGTGCTTCATCTTTGGATTCATATCGATGATGATAAAGCCAGTGCAACGCATCGCTAACTGTGTGAATGTATCATAGCTGATCTTGTATGGCTCGTTCAGCCACAGCACATCACCATTGTACCCGTGAATTTTTTCCGCATCATCCGTTCCACACAATTCAATCACCGTGTCATTCGGAAACTTATAGATGTACTCAGACTGATTGAACGTAACGTTAGCTGCGTACGGCATACCAGGATAATATCGCTGCATGTCAAAGCCTACGGTGTCCTTGCAAATTTTCTTGGTGTCCCGCCACACTGACATGCGTAGCGTACCATTCTTCAAGGCATACAACCAATACGCCTGCAGTATTGATACTGTCTTACTTGAGCGACTGGATCCCCTATTAAGTATAAAACGAAAACGCCGCTTACCATCTTTAGTAAGGGCGTGTATCGCGTCCCAATTTTTTTCAAATACTTCGGTCGCGTCAATCTCTAACGCAGTGGGGCTGTTCACTTACCAATCCCCAGGAAGCCTTTTTTCTTTTTCTTCTCCTCTATAGGCTTCTCAGCTTTTTCCTTTTTCTCGGGCGCACTTGGTGCTACGCTCTTCGGTGCTGATTCACCAACCACCTCAGGCTTGCCTTCAATCTTAATCGAGCTTGCGATCGTCCGCCTGGCAAACATTACTGCCACCTGCTCGTTAGGTGCTTCAACTGTTACAGTAATATCCTTACCACACACAGTTGTTTGTACTTCGTATTTTTTCATTTCAGTTTTAATTTTGTAATTATTCCGTTAGAGTCTTTTTCCATTACTTCAATATCGGCCGGATTAAATAACCAAAGCCGTTTGTTTATTCCACCAGTCTGTATGTCAAACTTACAAGTATAATCAGACTTAGGTACTATGCACGACTCACCTACTGCAAAATCCTTTTTCATTGCCGCAGTAACTTTTTGCGCATATTCATCCATCGCAGCGCGCGCTCCCATAGGCTTTGATGAATCAATCGGCATAGCTACTGTATGCGCGAAGGTTTCTTTTTTCACCAACCCTAACGCTGCTAACGGCGCCGCCAACAATGTTCCTAAGAATGTAGACCGTTTCATTTATGATTTTCGTTTCGCGTTGCAATTTCCATTATTGCCCATGAGAGCCCGGCAACTACAATCACCACACTCAGTATGGTTTGGACTACTTCAATCATCTTTCTTGACTTGCTTCACCTTCACCACTATATCTGCCGGCTCAGGTATCCCTTTATGCTCAATCTCGCTTGAGTCTTTTAGTCCGAGGTCACGGGCAATAATATTGGCATTGAATGCGCCGACTGCTGCGCCTTCAAAC